ATGCACATACAGGTATGACATTTGATGAAATCAAACAAGACACTGCCCTGGCAAACAAGCGATGGGCAGAAGTCAAAAAAAATGTTAAGATACTTGATACTGTGGATTGGGATTTAGCTAAAGTAGACGAGTTAGTAGCGAAAGAAAAGCCTGATATAATAGTAATAGACCAACTAGATAAAGTTGGAGTCGCAGGAAACTTTGCTCGTACTGACGAAAAACTTAGGGCTATATATACAGGTGCTAGGGAGATTGCAAAAAGAAATAGTTGTTGTGTTATAGCAATCTCTCAGGCATCTGCAGATGCACAAGGTAAGCTTGACATAACCTTTGATATGATGGAGAATAGCAGAACAGGTAAAGCTGCAGAAGCAGATATCATTATTGGTGTTGGCTATAGAGATAAGGTAGATATGGATAAGAACTTACGAGGATTAAATATAACTAAGAATAAAATCACAGGTTGGCATGGCATGATACCCTGTATGATTGTGCCAGAATTGTCGAGGTATGAAGAATGATAACAACATTTGATGTAGAGACTAGCTTTCAAGTTACAGAAGAAGGTAAACTAGATCCTTCTTCTAAGAATCCTAATAATTTTTTAATATCTATGGGATTGAATGATGAGTATATATTTTTTAAACATAGGGATTATCGTGGCACGCCTGACAGAAAAGCAGTACAAGATATATTAGATAAAACTACTTTGTTAGTAGGCCACAATATTAAGTTTGATTTAATTTGGCTATGGGAGTCTGGGTTTACCTATACAGGCAGAGTGTATGACACAATGGTGGGTGAGTATCTTTTAAACAGAGGTTTGAAGACAAGTTTAAAATTAAAAGATTGTTGTATGAGAAGAAGCGTCACACAAAAATCAGATTTGATGGATGGGTTTATAAAAAACAAAACTTCATTTGAAAATGTACCTATCAAAATGCTAGAAGAGTATGGCAGGTTTGATATCAAATCTACACGATCTTTATTTGATGCACAGATTAAACAATTTAAAATACCAAGAAATAAACAGCTAATTAAAACTGTAAAGATGATGTGTGAGTTTTTAGTTGTCTTAGCAAAAATGGAAAACAATGGTATTTTTATTGATAATCAAGCACTTTTGCAGGTTGAAAAAGACTTTCAAGAAGAGCATGATAAGTTAAGAGTAGAGTTAGATGAGATAATCTATGAGAAGATGGGGGATACTTCTATCAATCCCTCTAGTCCAGAACAATTATCTTGGTTGATCTATGGTGCTAAAGTCACAGACAAAAAGAAATGGTCAGTGCAATTTAATTTAGGTATAGATAAGATTACAAAGAAACCAAAGAAAAGATTCCCATACTCTAAATTAGAATTAAAAAAGATATGCCAAATGTTTTTATGCCCAATATATAAAACAAAGGCAGAGCAGTGCAGCTCTTGTAATGGCAAAGGCCATGTACAAAAAATCAAAGTAAATGGAGAGCCTTTTAAAAATTTAAGTAAGTGTGCTGATTGTTCTGCAAAAGGTTTTGTCTATATAAATACAAAAGAACGAGCAGGATTTGGTGTTACTGCAGATTCTTATGTAGATGCTGCAGAGGGTGGTTTTAAAACTGATAAAGGTACATTGTTAAAGATAGGTGCTAAAGGAGATCAAGAGTTAAGAAACTTTGTAGAAAAGATATCCAGGTATAATGCATTAGATACTTATTTAAAAACTTTTGTTGAAGGTATTAAGAAACATAAAACAGAAGTTAATTACTTATATCCAAACTTTATGCAATGTATTACCACAACAGGCAGATTGTCTAGTCGTGATCCTAACTTCCAAAATCAACCAAGAGGTGGTACATTCCCTATAAGAAAAGTTATAAGATCAAGATTTGAGAATGGTAAAATTATGGAAATAGACTTTGCACAATTAGAATTTAGAGTTGCTGTCTTTCTTTCAAAAGATAAGCAAGGATTACAGGATATACTAGATGGTGTTGATGTTCACCAATTTACTGCTGATACTATTGGATGCGATAGGCAAAATGCAAAGGCACATACATTTAAACCTTTGTATGGCGGTATGTCTGGTACTGAAGAAGAGAAGAGGTACTACACAGCATTCTTAAAAAAATATCCTGATATAAAAGTTTGGCATGATAAGCTGCAAGATCAAGCAATACGGCATAAAGTCGTGACGCTACCTTCAGGTAGACAATACGCTTTTCCAAATGCAGAACGCATGCCATGGGGTGGCTCAAGCTTTTCAACACAGATAAAAAACTATCCTGTGCAGGGCTTCGCCACTGCTGACATTGTTCCTCTAGCGTGTATCCTTTCTCAAAAATTGCTAGAGGACAATGGCACAAAGAGCATCTTAATCAATACTGTACATGACTCCATAGTAGCTGATGTTTTTCCTGGTGAGGAAAGAGTAGTAGCTGATTGTTTAAAAAATGGTTGTCTTGGTGTTGTTGATAAAATGAGAGAAATGTATGGTGTTGATTTTGATGTTCCACTAGATGTAGAAATAAAGGCAGGATCTAATTGGTTAGATACCTCTGTTTTTGTTTGACAAATTTAATATATATGGTAATATATTATTATAAATAAGCACAGGAGGTGCAGAATGAGTAATGAAGTACAAGCGTTTCATAATTTAAGTACAGAAGAAATTATGAAATTAACAGGGCAAGATGACGGATCTCAAATGGGTTCCGGGACTCTGCCTAGATTGACTATAAATAGAGCTGCTGAAGATGATGATGGCAATGCCTTAAGAGCAGGGGTGTATACTATTTATGACCCTGAATCAGAGGACAAGGTGTATGGTTTGAAAGATAAGCCTGCACAATTTAGGCCATTTATAAATGCATATCAGTATATGGAGTATGATGCTGCTGATAATAAATACGCATCAACATCAGTAATCTTTAAGTCCTGGAAAGACGAACCTATAGATACCAAAGGTGGAGTTAGATGTGGTAAAGTTATTGGTAAAGATAAAGAGCAATTAACTGATGCTGAGATAGACGCACAAAAAAATATCAAGTGCTATAGACTTGTGTATGGTTTGCTAAGTATGGAATGTACAAAAGCAAATGGTGATGCTACAGCAGTTAAAGAAATGCCTGTTCTTTGGAGAGTCACAGGTATGAACTTTAAACCTATAGGTGAAACACTAAAGGGTTTAAAAGGTAGAAATAGTTTGATGTTTAATCATGTATTAAATCTTTCTAGCAAAAGAAAAAAGAATGGTGATAACATATTCTACATAGCTTCTATAGGTGTTGATGATAAGCAAGTAGAGTTTTCTAAAAAGGATTTAGAACATATGGATATGTTTAATGATCTTATAAATGAAGAAAACTTAAAAGTATCAGAGCAATGGAAGCAAGCCAATGCTACTACTAAAAGTGATGCAGATAGTGCTAAAATAGTTGAGGCTGTTACTGAAGATAGTCCAGAAGAGTTCTTAGCTACTTAATGTCTTCTATTTTAAATAGAGTACAAATGCTCCTCACAGAGGCTAATAAAGCCTCTGTGGACATATCTAGCCAAATTGTCAATGAATTTGGTGAGGCATGTAAAGAAGCTTTTAAAAAACAATTTACCGATATTAGGGAGAATAAATTTAGAATAAGAATGTCTAGTATTGGCAGACCTTTATGCCAATTACAAATGGAAAAGTCAGGTGCAGAGCCTGAGACTATGCCTTATAATACTAAGATGAGAAACTTGTTCGGTGATCTTATAGAAGCTTCTGCAGTTGCTATAATGAAAGCTGCAGGTATACGCATAGAAGATTTACAAAAAGAAGTTAAATTAAAGTTGGGTAAAAATACTATCAAAGGTACATATGATGTTAAAATACAGAATAAAATTTGGGATATAAAGAGTGCATCACCTTGGGCATTTGATAATAAATTTAGTGACGAGGGAGGGTTTGATGCGATTTTAAAACAAGATACTTTTGGATATGTATCTCAAGGATATTTATATTCTAAGTCAGAAGATACAGACTTTGGTGGCTGGATAGCTATCAATAAATCTACAGGAGAGTGGGCTATTACTGAAACTCCTTTGTCTGATGAAAAGCATTCTAAAGATGCTATAGAACTAGCACAAAAAAATATAGAAGCTTTAGAATCAAATGCACCATTCAAAAGACTTTTTGAAGATCAAGAAGAAACTTTTAATAGAAAGACTACAGGTAATAGAACTCTAGGATTAGAGTGTAGATTTTGTGCATACAAGAAACCTTGTTGGGGTGCTGAGCTGCAATACTTACCGCAACAACAATCAAAAGCACTAAATCCTAAATGGGTTTGGTATACTAAGGTAAACAATCCTAGGGAGGAAAATGAAAACCAGGAGTAGAAAAGCAAAAGGTAGAAGGCTACAAAATTGGGTAAAAGAAAAATTGCTTGAGTCTTTTCCTGGATTAACAGAAGATGATGTGGCAGGTGCTGTTATGGGAGAGTCTGGTGTTGATATAAAGTTATCTACAAAGGCAAAAGAACTTATACCTTATTGTATTGAGTGTAAGAATAAAGAAACTCTTAAGGGTATCTATGATATTATGTCTCAAGCAAATAGTCACAGAAAAAAAGATGAGACTGCAATAGCAGTCATAAAGATGAATCAGCATGAGCCTTTAGTTGTAGTTAATGCAGAACATTTTATTTATTTAATAAAGGAGAAGCATGCCTGATAAAAAGAAACTACCTATTTTTATTTCAATAGATCCTACTGACGAAGGATATGAATGTAACGTACTGCCACCTACTAATATGCCTAAAGTAGAAAATTATGCAGTAGCACTAACAATGGCATATGGTATGGTCAAAGCAGCTATAGATGATCCTAATTGGATTTTTGAATATGGCATTGATGCTATGCACGAACAAAAAGATAAGCATAGTATTAGCTTTGATGAGATACTAAAACGTAGAAGGGAGAAATTACACTAATGACTACGCATTTAATTATACCAGATCCTCATGTAAAAATGGGTGTAAGTAATGATAGGTTTATTTGGGCAGCTAAGTTTGCTAATGAGGTAAAGCCTGATGTTATAATATGCCTGGGAGATTGGGTAAATATGGATTCCTTATCACATTTTGATAGAGGAAAGAAAGCTTTCGAGGGGAGAAGATATAGTAGGGAGATAGATCATGCAGAAGAAGCACTGCATAATTTTAACAAACATTTAAAAGTTAAGAAATGTAAAAAGATAATGTTGGAGGGTAACCATGAATATAGAATAACTAAATTTGTTGAAGACAATCCAGAGTTGGATGGTAAACTAAGCGTAAGTGACATACCTTTTGAAGAGTATGGATGGGAGGTTCATGAATATGAAAGGATAATAGAGGTAGATGGTATATTATATTGCCATAATATAGCGAGTGGTGTGATGGGTAAACCTATTAGTGGAGATTATGTAGCTTCTAACTTATTGAAAAAGAACTTTCAATCAGCTACTGTAGGGCATTCGCATTTATTTGATTATGCAATCAGATCTATGCATAATGGTAGAAAGATTATGGGATTAAATGCAGGATGCTATTTACATCATAGAGAACCTTTTGCTAAAGCTTCACAACGATTGTGGTGGAGTGGACTAATAGTAAAAAGAAACGTAGACAAAGGTGAATACGATTTAGAAACAATAAATATTAAGGAGTTAAAAAAGAAATATGAAAAACGCAAATGAGTTGCTGAATATAGCTGATGAACTTATATCAGGAGATAGGGCAAAAGAGTATGGAGATAAAGAGGTTATGCATAATAATATAGCCAGGCTTTGGTCTGCATTTTTAAATGTTAATATTACAGGACATGATGTTGCTTTGATGATGACCTTACTTAAGATGGCTAGGACAAAGGCGGGTAAGGTAACTGAAGATACTTATATAGATATGGCTGCTTATAGTGCTATAGCAGGAGAGTTAAAACAAACACAATGACCAGCTATGTAATAAGACCTAAATATGTAGTTGTTGAGGCAACTGAATATAAAACTTTAGAGAAGGTAGATCATGATGTGATAGCACATTTTGATGATATTGAAACAGCACGGAGATTAGTCGAGATTAGAAGTGAAGCAGATCAGCTTCAAGGATTTTCGTATAAAAGATATATGGTATATACACTACAGGAGGAAGATGGACAATAATTATTTAATAACTCAAGAACAGATAAACAGTATATTAAAATACATGTTTACAAGACCTTACGCAGAAGTAGTGCAGGCGATAGCTTTACTAACTAAGTTGCCTAAACTAGATCCAAAGATAAAACCTGAGTTTGTGCAGGAAGGCGATAAGAAAAAATAATGAAAGGCACTGCTGTCTTATTTAAAACCACAGTCCTTATAACTGACAAAGGGGCTGTGGTAGTTGATCATGAATCCCTGCCTAATAAAGAAGTTACTAAAAGATTAGGTAAAGGGTACTATCCTAGTTTAATAAATGCTATAGTGAGTCACTGCAAGTCCCGGACTCACTCTTTTGATGAAGAACTTACAAGTCTAGTAAATGCACTTTAAACTGCAGTCATTAAACCTGTATCAGTATTCTCTTCTACAGCTGCAGGGGGTCTGTATACTTGATTCATTTTCATAGCATCTGAAGTGGGTGTCGGTGCTTCAGGTGCGATGAACTCTTGCTGCTCTTGTGGCTGAGAGTCTTGTACTTCTTTTGGCGTAGGGGGTGTTTTAACTTCTGCCATTAATCCTTTTGTAGCTTCTGTGTCTGTTTCTACAGGGCTTTTAACTGCTGACATATCAGCAAATGTAGTTACTAAATCATTAAAATTAATATCTCTCATAGCATCTAACAAGTTTTTTACAATGGAAGTATTTGTAACATTACCTTCCATATTAGTTTCAGGTTGCTCTCTTACTATTTGAGACATCAAAGGTTGTTTTAGACTTTCTATTGATTCTGTTGCCATATTTTACTCCTAACATTCTAAGAAGCCCTTCCCTATCTTGTTTACGAGATGCAGGTTTAGGCTTCTTAGATTTCTTTTTCATTAAATTGTTTGTACTAAAGCTATTACTATAATTACAGCCACAGCAACTACAATAGTCTTGCCTTTCTTATTAAGACCCTTCCATTTATCTGTAGCTTTTGATATATATTCTGTTATCATACTTCCTCCATTTGTTTACTTAGTGCTTGTGCCCGATTGGGGGTCTGTTTTGCCCAACGGCTGTCCAACATTTCGGATGCCGCAGTCGTATACGAATTATTTTGTAGGGCAACAATCATATTACGAAACTTGCTGACACCTGCAAAACCCATTTGAAAAATCATTTCACATAGAATGCCTTTTGCTTTATTAGGTATATCAAGACTATGCTCTGCACATAATCTCTCCATACTATCCCATGCTTTATTAAAGTCTTTCTCAAATAAATTATCCCAACCTTCTTTAGTTGTAGGAACCTCTTCTCCTGGTAATATTTTATGACCATAGCCCCCTGTTAAAAATCCTTCTGTGCAGTGGTATGGATCTAGTCTATAGCCTTCATGCTCCTTAATCCGTTGCATCAGTTCAGCTTTCATTACATCTACCATATTTTCTCCTATTTATTTTTACTAATCATACCCTTGATACCTGGTGCGGCCCTAACCCCTAGACTGACACTGCAGGCAAGGTATAATAAATGGGTATAATACTCAGGTAAACTTTCCAAAATTTGAAACCCACGCTCTATGTGTGGCTGCATAAAAGGAAGGAATGCACAAATTGCTGGAACCATCAGGGCTAGTAAAACAAATTCGTCTTTCCAGCTCCCTTTCATTTGGTCTACAGCACTAGCTTCCCACTTAACTTTTCCTGCTATCTGCTGTTCCTTAAGCGACTTCTGTGCTTTTATTTCCGTAAGTGCTAAGTCTGCTTTTGCTTTCTTAGTCTCCACGAAGCCTTTGACTGTATCGCCCACCATATTTGCGATGGGTCCTATTAACATATTTAACATTATTCCTCCTTATAAACCTAAATCATTTGCTTCTATTTCGTCCATAAACTGATTAAATAAATCTGCTAAAGATCCTTCTAGTAGATCTATTTTAAATCTTTTTTCTGTCGAACTAAGGCTTTTATTCTGTATAATAAGATTTCTTTGTTGATTAATTGCCGATACGCTTGCTGCAATCTTTTCAAGTTTAGGACTTACTCCTAATAATTTTGCAAATTCTTCATCTTCATATAACTCTTGTAATAGTTGTATTTTATTTTCATCTTTGAATTTTTTAGCTATATTGACTGCTCTATCAGCTTCTTTTCTAAGTCTATAGAAATCCGCTTCTGCTTGTGTAAATTTATTAGGGTCTAGTTGCAAGAACCTTTTAACAAATATCAACTCGTCTAATCTTTTATCTGGCATTTTGTTATCATTAAATATATCTACTGTAGAATCTATCAAGTCTAGTATGTATCCACCAACAGCACCTGTGTACGCTCTATAATAGTTTTCAAATTTAATTGGGGACATTAAATATTTTCTAATATTAGGAGGTGCATTTTCTATAGCTGATGTGATTACATTACTACTCCAAGGGTATGATTGACCATAGTCAGGCAAGCTGTGCCTCATATTTTCTGGTATAATGGGAGATCCAAAGAATGTTTTATTAAATGCTGTATTTAGTAAAGGTGATATAACCTGAGGGACTGCAGATAATCTAAATTGATTTTTAAGCACAGTCCAAGCTGTTAAAAAGAAATCATCAGCTTCTTTAGTTCCGTCAAAAGTTTCAAGCGTGCTTGTTAATATTGTCCCTACTGCACCAAATTCAAAAGGTTTAGGTATCTTTATAAAGTTACCGTCACCAATAGGTATCATATAATTTAAATCTCTTATTTGCTGTGCAGTATTGTTATACTCTTCATTTCCTCTGTTTAATATATATAGTAACAAAGTTGGCGTTCCTACAAAAGCTGCTATTTTTGCACCTACCGCTGCTCTTTCTGCAGGGTTTTGTATTGCCCTTACAGTTCTATAAATACCTTGTATGCCTGCATTTAAAAAAGGTACTGTAGATGCATAGTTTCTAAAGAATTGGTTAGAGCCATGCATACCAAAATCTACAGCCACTTCTCTAGCTGCAAATGCAGCTTCTCTTGCTGATATGCCTCTTGCTCTTAGCATGGCAAATTCTGTAAATCTAGAAGCGTTCTCAAAACCTGTGACTACATCGCCATATCTATCTATAAATTTTTTAGGTCTATCTAATACATCGCCATAATTAGATCCTAGTTTTCTATGAAATTCTTTTAAGAATCCCTCAGATACTTCTCCTCTCCATAATGTAGAACCAAAAGATCCACCATTTAAAAGAAACTCTTGATATAATTCTTTATTTGTTGTTACAGTACCATCTGCTAAAGTAACTTTAGAATTGCTTTGAAATCTTTGGGATGTCTTTACAGCAGTGCTGAGTATAGGTATATAAAATTTATTTCTAGATAATATAGCTGCAGAGAATGTATCTCTTAATGCGTTAGCACCTGCAAAGAATCCAGGGTCCATAGTAACACCTTTTGTTAATAAGTTTTTAAAATCTCTAGCTATTCTTACAAAGGCATTTGCTGTAGCAAATTGTTTAGGGCTAATTGAATTTAATGTTGCAAATAAAAGAGGATTCTCAACTTCATAAATAGTCTTTTCTATTTTTCCTTGTTTATTTTTTCTAAATACAACAAATTCTCTTTCTTTTAATTGCATTTTTTCAGATCTAAATAAACTTAAATTATCTAAATCTTCTAGATCTTCTGGATCTAATTCAACACCTTTCTGTTTAAATACTTGTGTTTGCAGCTCTTCTTTTTTTAAAGTAACTACAGTTTTCTTTTTACCTTGCCCTTCTGCTCTCTTAGCCCACTTATCTAATTTACCTGCATCTATAAGATCAAATGTATTTGCTAATACTTTATTTTTATAAGAGGCTGTGATAATACTATTTATGTTTTCTACATAGTTATCAAATAGATTTTTTAAAGGTAGCTCATCTTTACCAAAACCTATAGGTACTTTAGCTTCTAGTTTTCTTTTTACTGCAGTGCCACCGCCCCGTGCCCTAGAAAGAAAACTATCATCTAGAGACATATCTCTATATAAAGGCACATAGTGTTTTCTTGCAGCTAATAACTTATCTGCAGTCTCTCTTGATATTAGTTGTGCGTCTACTGCTATGTCTACTAACTCTCTGTTAAATCTATCTATTTCTTTTAAAGCTGTTTGGTATTCAGGTATAGCGTCTCCTATCCTAGCATCTTTTTTTATTTGATCTCTTAGTTTTACATTAGGAAAAAGACCTTCAAACTTTGCTTTATTCATAGATAAAACGCTTTTAGTTCCTAGATAATTAAAAAACTCATCTGCATCATATTTTTTACCCAAACTTTTTTGTAAAAGACCTTGTAGTCCATCATTAGCTGTACCTACCATTTGTCCTGCATTGTTATATCTAAAAGTACCTTTAAATAAAAAGT